ATCTTTCATAACCAATTGGTTGGTCTTCGTAAGTTCTTGGTGTTGTAAGACCACCACGGCCAGTTCTAATAATATTTAAAATAGCTTCGGCAACTTCTTCATTATATGCACCGCGTTGAGGAACTCCAGATTGTATTCTTAATTGACGAACTCTGTCATGACTAACACCCCATTCATCTGCCCACTCTTGCAGCATTTTATCTGGGTCTTGCAAAAATAATTCAGTTGCTTCCTCCAAAGATGGAGCTTTTCTGTGTACCATATCTTCCCTTTTATTTAATTATACAAAGAATCTGCTTCTAAAAGGTTGAAGCATCATCATCTCTGCATTAGTAAGAACAGGTGTTAAGTTTTGTACAATTACATCTCCAAATGCAACATCATAATCACCTATTCTTTCAGTTAAAGCAACATCAAAATTTGTGACAGAGGTGTTATCTGCTAAGTGAGATGAGACTTCACCTGTGTCTGATTTTGCTGATATCTGCAATGATGTCATTAATAATCTTGCAGATGCTCTAGCTGAACTAAATTTTATTTGTTCTGGAATGTCAGCAGATTGGTATCCACCAACATAAGTTACAGATATATTTTTGAATTTAATACCGGACCAACGAATACCGATTCTTCTAAGTCTTCCGTTGTCATAATAAACATAATCGTTTTCATTACCTTGTGTAAGTGTATTACCATCTTCAGTAACAGATGTAATAGAAGCAATTGGAACATGTCTTAGAAATATATCTTGTTGTTCATTGCCATCAAAAGTTTCTGTATATGTTGCTTGTTCAACATCATGACCTAGATAACGCTTAATAGCCGCGTCAACATAAGGTATAAAAGTATTTGTAACTGAAGCTTCTACAGTAGAGTTTAAATCTATTTGTAGAAATTGCTCAACATCACTAACGCTACAAAGAGCCATTTAGGACTCCTTTATTTATCTTCTGATGGTTTGACAGCTTTGGTTTCGACTTTTTTCTTAGGAGCTGATTTTTTAGCAGGAGCTTTTTTAGCTGGAACTTTCTTTTCAGAAGCATCTTTCCAACCTTGCTCTTTTAACCATTCTTTAGAAATTTCTCTACCTGCAACTGCTACTTTAGAAGCACCAGATTTAGGTAGTTCAGCTAAAGAACCCTCGAAGAAGGAACCATCCTTCATCTTCCAAATTGTCTTTTCTGGTTTAAATATATCTGACATAATTAAATCATTTTACCTTATAAAAAGAAGAAAGCCGGTTTAACCCGGCTCTCTTCAAATCGTTTACTAACGAATATTACATATTTGTTAGTTTATGGAAAGCTGCTTGCCTGTAAACAGGGAAACCAACTCGCATTGTAGCTCTGATAGCTAACTGATTCTTAATAAAGAAATCAGAGTGGCTGTCAGTTACAGCAAGTTCAATACCTTGTCTCATAACAACATTAGCTGCTTCACCACCACCGAATTTACCAACAAGAACAGTTCCTGCGGCAATTGCGGTTGTAGGAACGACTTTTAGTCCCCAGATTTGAGCTGAAGGACCAGCGCCCATTCCACCTGCTGCTATGAACAGAGGATTCTTTGCTGCGTATCCAGCAGTAGCATCTCCTGCAAAGTCAGCACCAACTGATGTAACAATGTCATTCCAGTCATTTGGATGCATAATAATTGCATCTGGCTCTGTGAAAGCATTTACTCTGATGTCAGTAATAGCACCATAAATAGCACCTAATTTACCGAGAGTTCCAGAGTAAGAACTAAAGTCAGTAGAACCGACTGAAGCTTTACCAGCATCTAAAATACCTTCTAAGTTTGGAGCTGTACCATCTCCGGAAAGGAGTTGGCTGTCCAAACGAAGACGAATCATTGTTTGAAGTCTGCTGTTCAAGTAACCTTGAATACCAGATTCATCTGCTAATAATTCATCTGTAACTGGGATAAATACACCCATTTTACGGATAGCTTCTGTTTGCTCTGTGAAAGCCAAAGCTGCTTCACCAACTGCAGAACCTTCTGCTGCTTCAGCTGCGTTATTTGTGAAGGTTGTTTCTTCCAAATAGCTGAATGCATTTTGGTCTGTGTTGATTACATCAAATAATGATATAACAGCGTTTGGGTCTCTAAGAGCGGTTTCCAAAATTCCAGGTTGTCTTAAGACCTCTGGTGGATAACCTGTGGTAGTTAAAGTTGTTTTTGTCTCAATTTTTGAGTCAATACCTTTAACTCCACCGCTTACATAATTTTTGTAAGCATCGGACTCTGTAAAGAGCTGCCCAACAGTTTTAACTTCTGCTTCGTTTGAAGCTAGTGGCATTTCTGCAACTGGCTTTGAATCTTCATCAAGAGCTTTCTCATTTTGAAGTTTTTTCTTCTCAATGGAAAGGTCTTCTACTAATTCAGCAAGTTCGTCATTTCTTGACTTGATTTCCTCTTTTTGTTCAGCGGAGTACTTGCCGTCTTCAGCGGATTCAAAAACAGATTTTAATTCTGCTCTTTTAGCAGCAATTTTGTCCATGAGTTCGTTTTGATTACTCATTCTTAGATTTCTCCAATCTATAATTGCTTATACTTCTTCTATTTCTTCTATTAAGGACTCAGCAATTAATTCCTGTGCCCTTACCCACTCAGCATCAAATTCATCATCGTTATCGGATTCAGTGTTATCTTCTGGAGTATCTTCTTCAGTAGCTTCATCTTCTGGTTCTTCAACAGCAGATTCCTCTACTGGTGCTTCTTCCTCAGTAACTTCTTCGACTTCTGTTTCAACATCAATAGTATCAGTTGAAGCCTCAGCTACCTCTTCTGTTTCAGCTAGTTCATCTTCCACAAGTTCTTCATCTACTTCTAACTCTAAAGCACCCTCGGTTCCGACATTTCCGATGAACTCATCAATCTCGGTCCAAGCATCGTTCAAGTCGTCTGCGACTGCACGAAGTGCTTCAGTGGCTTTAACGCCTAATTTCCTACCATCTTCACCGCGGAGCATAGAAATAGCTTTTGCTCGGGCTACTAAGTCATCCAATGCGGCAAGCACATCTTTGACTTCTTCAGAGAAAGACTTGCTGTCTTCCTGTGAAACTTCTAAATCTTCTTCACTTTTCATTTCTTTTTTATCCTCTTCCATCTTCATGCAAGGACCACCATCGTGATACTTACAACCTTTCATTTCATCTTCATCATCTCCGTAACTTTTTTGACTGCAACCACAATTTGCACCACATCCAGATAATTGTTCTTCTTTATCATCACCTTTGACATCTGCAATTTCTTTTAATAACTCAGTATTAGATTTAATTGCTAATGTGTATGTGTCTTGATTAGCTCCAACTAGTACTGGAGAAACTTCATAAACAGTAAGGTCTTTTAGATATCTAGCATTAGTATCTTCGCCTTCTTTGTCTTTGGCTTTTGCATACTCAGAATCATTTACTTTATAGCCGAATGACCATTGTTGCATATCGCCCATGTTTTTAACTAGGTTATAAGCTTCTTTACCAGATTCAGTGTCCATAAAAAACTCACCCTTAAAAACTGCTTTATCGTCATCTTGGTCAATTGTACCTTTTCCGATAGGCATATCCCATTTATGAGACCAAACCATAGGTACTTGATTATTTTTAAAACCGGATTTTACAGCTCCAGGCATTACTACATCTCCATCAGAATCTATAGAGTTGAATAAGCTGAATACTGCTTCTACTTTACCGCCCTCATCTTTGAGTTCGATATCTATATTTTTAGATTCGTTATTCATTTATAAATGTTCCTCGTATTTGATTGTACAATAAATATTCAAGATGCGCGCTTTTATACTATGTATTTTATACTATCTTTTTAGATTTCAGTGTTTATTCACATTACATATAATTTGACAAATAAAACAACATGTGTAATAATGATTATGTTATTACCTAGAGGAGGAAAATTGAACGACCAAGAACTTACTAAATATAAATTTAAAGAAACTTTTCAAGTAGAATTTGTTGTAGAGGCAACTACTTACGAAAAAGCAAAAGATATTTATAGTAAATTATTTGATAAAAATATACAGTTAGGATATGACACTTGGAAAGATAGAACTGGTAGAACTATAGAAGACAAAAGTTTTATAGGCGGAAAGTTTCATGTATCTGTAAAAGGACAAGAGTCAGACACAACTTTAATTGAAGAAATATGGGGAGAAGAAGAATAATGGAAGAAGAAATATTAACCGGTAAAGATTATGATGATTTTTGTGAAAATGGTGACTGGTTTATAGACGAGTCTTAATCTCTAAAATCTGAAATTATTCTCAATTTACTAATAGGCATTGTAACTCTTCTATCAGTTTTTTTATGGTCTCCATTATCTAAACGAGCCCATACTTGCATTGTTGCTTCGTCATCATTAACAGAAACTACAATACCATGAACAACTGATGGTGGGTCTGGTTCTTTATTGATAGACCAACTTACAGCTTGTCCAACTCTAACTGACTCTGCTTTAGTACCAGATTTCTTAGATGACAATGGATGTGAACTTGGAAGCAAGTCTTGGTCATAAGGTTTTCTTCTAAATTTACCTGTTCTTAATGCTCTCAAAAACCCGTTAACCCTGGCCATCGCCCACTGGTCAGCAGATGTAACATTGCCTCTAACTGAACCTGGGTTAGTACGATAAGCACCAACTCCTCTGTTGAATACTGCTATAAGCATTCTTAGTGTTGCTCTATGTTTTGGGTTTTTAGAATTATGGTCTTCTACTTTTTTCTGTAAAGATTTTCTAACTCTATCAGATACTTGCTTCATCAAATATTCTTCAGCTATATCAATAGATTTTTTTCTTCGTTCTCTAATTACTTTTTTGTAATCATTAACAACTGACTTCATTTGTGAAACACCACCGGCTGTTACACCGCCCCATTTCATAACAGCAATTATGCCATTAAGTCTGTTGTTTTTCTTATGACGATTCATAAAGCGTTCTCTTCTCTTAACCCAGTTAAGAACTGATTCACTTCTATCTCCACCTTTGTAAGCTGTCCATTTATTGAAAGCATCGTTACCAGTAAATGATGTAGGAGGATTACCACCAGTACCAGCTCTTCTCCAAATCTCTGGCCAGTTCTCTTTTAAGTCTTTAACATAAGCGTAGCTTGGAAATTGTGAGTGTTGTGAGTTAGATAAACTTATTTTTTGATTATCTCCACTCCTTGGAAAGTTTGTTATTTTATCCGGTGCTTTTTCTTCTGGACTATGTAATTTATCACCTTTTTCATACATTGCTTCTGCTTCTTCTAAAGAAACTTTAAGTTCTTCTATCTCTCCATCTTTTTTAGGTTTGTGGACCGTGTCTAAATAATCTTGATGTGTAGCGCAAGCCATGTAAAATTTATCTCCGTCTACTTCAATGTAATGTGTACCCTCACAACCTAATTCTTTAGCTCTCTCTTGTGCTTCTTCAATAGTTGTGTAAGTATCTTTCATCAAAGCAGCTGGTTCTTTTTTATTATTTAAAAAGTTTTCTGCTTCTGCTCTTGTATCAAAGCATTTTATTATTTCTCCATCTTCATGGCTTATAACACAGAAAGCACCATTAGGCATTTCTGCAATATATTTTTCTTCACTTAAGTATGTTGGTGTTCTAAGGACTTCATCTTCTCTTTCAACTTCGGGTGGTAAATCAATAGTTGTCAATTTATTCTCATCATCATTGTTTGCCGGTACAGATTCGGTAGGATTGTCATTAAGAAGTGGAGAACCATCTTCTGTAACTTGAATCATGTTAAGTGGTCTTAGATAAACATCGTGTCTATCATCAGCTTCAAGTCCTACTACTTTCCTAGCTTCGCCAATTGTTACCCAACCTCCTTGTACTGCAGTATTCATGCGTTTATAGAGATTGTCTTTGTCAACGGCTAAAGCTCTAACATTGTCGATATCATATTCAACATATTGATTATCGCCTCCGCCAAACTCTGGTCGTAACAATTGATGAGTCAAATCTTGCGCAACCATTGTCCACATTGGAACCATTTTTGACTCTGTAAAGAACTCTCTAAGTTCTTTTGTATTTGAGTATGTAGCCGAATCCAATCCAGCTCCTAGTCCGGCAAGTACAGCTGGAACGCCAAGTACTGCTGAGACTCTTTCTTCTGGAATTCTTCTCAATTCAGCTAACTTCATTTGGTCTGGAGAGAACGATACTATTTCAACATTCATAGAACCAGATAAAACCATAGGCGCACCTCTGTTCTTACCACCAAACTTCTGCTTATACATTTCTGCAATAGCTTCAGCTTCTTCTCTTGTTGGACCACCCATTGCATCATCCCTTGGAGATAAAATAACTCCAGGAACTGCCATGTTGTGTAATAAAGCTGCTGTATATTGTCCAGCTGCTTCATCACCTGCTATCTCTCTTAGAACGCCTCTAAGTGGAGCTAGACCACGCCTCATATCGTTAGGGTCGACATTTTGGCGTAAATGAACCATATCTTTCTTTTCTATTTTTACTGAATCTTCTCCATGAACACCGCCCTGTGGTTGATACATAAAATGAGTAATTAATTCGTTTTCGTTACCTTTAGCTTCAACTAAGTGAGGCATTAAAGGAACAAGCTCTACAACTTGTCCTCTAGCGTTTCTGTTTTTATAAATAAAGGCATCACCTGCTGCATTAAGAGATGTAACAATGTAATTAGCAAGCAACTGTTGAGTCATGTAAGGATTAGGTCTTCTTATTAATCTAGCAAGTTGATGGTTCATATCTCTTTGATAATCACCTTCTGAATTTCTAGAACTAACGAAAATTCCAGGTTCCGCAAAAGCTGTTGCTAAAACATTGAGGCATGCGATTACAGCTGAATTACCAGTTCCGTCACCAACCTCAGCTAATTTTTTATGGTCAAAGTATCCAGATGATGTGTTATATCCAAATACTGCTTGATTTAAATATGAATATTCTGTTTGGTTTACAATTAAACCTTTTTGTTCGGCTTCTCTTCTAACTCTTGCATCAGTTGGTGCATTTAACCAATCTAACGCTTTAGAAAACCTTGACTTATCTTCAGCCATTAATATGCGCTCCAGCTTCTTTTTTCTTGCAACATTTGAACACCATAAGAAAGAGTATCGATAATGTCATCATGAGCTCCAGCTGGAAAGGTCATTATTTCTCTCTCCATTTCTGGTAGCCAGTGAGTATCCCTAAGTAAGAAGACATCTCCAGACTCCATCCTTGCGGACAATGGGAGTGCGCGAGTTACTTTGTCTTTGTCCGTTCTAAGATTTTTAACTCTAATACCAGACCGTTGCGCCATCTGGATAATAGCAGTTTGAAAACCTTGGCGTTCTATACCTACATATTGTAGCTTATTTTTATCCATAGCGCGTTTTATCGCTGGAATGATGTCCGGGCCTTCTAATTTTTGCCTAACCATATCAATAACAAGTAATCTATTGTCTGGTGTTATTGCGAAACTTGTTATAACTGTATAATCAGAATCTTTATTTGTTGTAGTTGCTAAATCAACAATTCCAAACTTTTGTAATGTATCTAAATAATACTCTGAACCAGCAACATGACATTTGAGTTGTCCAGCAGTATCCGGAATAATATTAAAATAATTTATCCACTCTGGTTTTAGTAAACCTTGGCCTGCATCAACAAACTCTGCTAGATATTCTTGT